GTGTTCCCACGCTTGTTGCTCGCTTCACTGGTGACTGATGACAACGGCGTCGCGCTTCCCGCGTCAAAGCTTGCCGTGTACGCACTGTGCCGCTGGCAGCCGCGTCGCTGGCAGTGGATCGACCCGGCGAAGGAAGTCGCGGCGGCGGAAAGCTGGAAAAACAACATGCTGACATCCCCGTCGCAGTTGATCCGCGAACAGGGCCGCGACCCGGAACAGGTATTTCAAGAATTCGGCCAAGACCTGAAGGCAATGCGAGCCGCCGGCATCCCCGACGCAATCATCGCCAGTGCACTAGGCCAGAAAGTGCAACCGACCACGCCGCCGCTAGACGACGGCGAGGGTGCGGATGCGAACAATCCCGACGAAGGGGATAGCAAACAGTGAGTGAGCATCTACAGAACGCGCAGCAGCGCGAACACGCTGCGCTGTCTGCGATTCAGCAGCGCGGCATGGTTAAGCGTTCGGCCGACGTCACGGCTGTCGACGTTGCGGCCCGCACCGTTGAACTGGCGTTTTCCAGTGACACCGAGGTCGAGCGCTGGTTCGGTATCGAAATCCTGTCCCACGCGCCGGGCGCCGTCGACCTGTCGCGCCTTCTGGATGGCGCGGCGTTGCTTTGGAATCACGAGTGGTCCGATCAGCGGGGCGTCGTCGAGAAAGCTTGGATAGACCCCGACGGCAAAGGCCGCGCGGTCGTGCGAATCAGCAAGAACCCCGACGGCGAAGAATTGCTGCAAGACATCGCGGACGGCATCAAACGACATGTATCCGTCGGATACATGGTCAACGCGATCAGGCTAACCGAGGAACGCGACGGCACTGACGTTTACACCGTCACCAGTTGGCAACCCTACGAAATCAGTTTCGTTTCCGTGCCTGCGGATACATCCGTCGGCGTCGGACGCAATGCGGACATGAATGCAATAGCGCCGCATTTGCTGGCTGAAGACACTGCGACTGTACCGCTTGCGCGGTCGCATTCTCCACAAGAGGAAAACCAACCCCGTATGAAAGAAAAGATCACTCGCGACGCGCAAGGCAACCTTGTACGCGCGAACGTCAATGAGGAAGGCGCTATCGTCGAAGTGCTCGAAATGATCGAGCGCGCAGACGACGCAGTGAACAGCGCGCGTCGTTCGGGCGGCAATGCCGAGCGCACCCGTGTTCGCGAACTGACCGACCTTGCCAACCAGTACGGCGCAAACGTCGACGGCGCGGAAACCATGCTGCGCGACGCGCTTGCGGGCGGCACAGATGCAAACGCATTCCAGCGTGCATTGCTGGTAAAACTCAACGAACGCGCTTCGAAGCCATTGGCCGATCAGCTGAAGTCCGGCGACGTGGGGCTGTCTGACAACGAGCAGCGTCAGTATTCGATCCTGCGAGTCGTGCGCGCATTGGTGGATCCGACCGACAAGCGCGCACAGCGCGACGCGGGCTTCGAATTCGAAGTGTCTAGCGCTGCGCGTGAGAAGTCCGGCAAGGATTCTGAACACTTCTTTATCCCGACCGACGTACTCACCCGCTCTGTGTATCCGGGTAATCATGGCGAGCGCACGTGGTCGTCCGGCAAGACAGGGGCGGGTGATACCGGCGGTTACTCCGTCGCAACCAACCTGTACGCGTCGAGCTATATCGACATTCTTCGCAACCGTTCGACGTTCCTCACTCTCGCCCGCACGCTGGGTGGCCTCGTGGGTAACGTGGATATCCCGAAGCAAGTCACTGCCGCGCAGTCGTTCTGGGTGGGCCAAGAGGATGACGACTTGGAAGAGACCGGCATCGGCCTGTCGGATATCACACTGTCGCCAAAGACGATTGGCGCGTTCAGTGAAATCACCCGTAAGCTTCTCATGCAGTCGAGCATGGACGCAGAAGCCCTTGTGCGCTCCGACTTGGCTATCGCCGCCGCGCTGGGTATCGACCATGCGGGTTACTACGGGTCGGGCGCAAACGGAATGCCGCTGGGTCTAGTCAACGTCGCCGGCCTGAATGCCACGCAGTTTGCTAAGGCTGGTCAGCCCACGTTCGCCGAACTGGTGGACATGGAGACGCAGATCGCTACGCAGAACGCGGATGTTAACGGCATGGTGTACGTCGCGAACGCTAAGTTCCGTGGCTATGCGAAGACCGCGCAGAAGTTCCCCGGTACGCCGACCGGCGCAACCGTTTGGGAATCGGGCAACACGGTCAACGGCTACCGCACTGAAATCACGAATCAGATTGCCGACGGCGATGCTTTCTTCGGCAACTTCAACGACGTGATTGTCGGCATGTGGGGTGGCCTCGAACTGATGGTCGACCCGTACAGCAACAGCAAGAAAGGCCGCCTGCGCATCACCAGCTTTCAGGACGTCGATTTCGCGGTTCGCCGCAATCAGTCGTTCACATTGGGACGCGCGAAAGCTGCCTAACCGCTGACGCAGTGAGCAACAAAGGACGGCCGCTTCGGCGGTCGTCCTCACAATAGGAACGGGAACACATGAAAACTCAAATTGTGCAGCTGACCGGCGCGACTATGATCGGCGGTGAGTTGGTATCGGTGGGCGAGATGATCGAAGTCACCGAGCGCGAAGCGAAAGACCTGATCGCACGCGGCCGGGCAATCGCCGACGAAGTGAAAGAGGTTGTCGCGGACGTCGAAGCCCTGATCGATGGCGTTAAGCAGGTAGTGAAAATCGGCCGCAAGGGCAACGCGTAAGCCGTGCCGGCCTACGCATGGGAAAACCCGGTCGACTTCCTATCGACCGATGAATTCGCGTTTACGGCGACGTTCAGTCGTGGTGGCAACGTGTTAGCTAAGGATGTGCCCGGCATCTTCGACGATCCGACCTTGAACGCAGAGTCGGGCGAGTACGACATGAATAGCAGCGCGCCGCGCTTTACTTGCGCGTATGACCGCGTGCGCATGCTGAAAAAAAACGACGAAGTCGTGATTGATGGCGCGACGTACTTGCTTGACCATGATCCGCATTCAGACGGCACGGGGTTCGCGCAGATCGTTATGTCCGTGGACTTCGACGCCTGACGATGGCGAGCGGCCTGAACATCGATATCGACGGCGCCGGCATCAAGGCGCTAATCAATGTTTTCGGCGCTACCGAAAAGCAGGTTCAAGCCGCGTTGCGTTCGACATACGGGAAGCTGGCCCGCCAGCTGCGCACGCGCGCAGTGCGCGGGCTGTCGTCTGAACTGGCGGTCAAGCAAAAGATTCTGCGATCACGAATCAAAACGTTTCACCTGCAAGGCGGCGTGTCGTCGAGCGCGCAAGGCATGAAAGTATGGTTCGGCCTGAAGCCGATTTCCCTGATGCGTTTAAACGCAAAGAAAGCCGCCGACGGCGTGCGCGCCGATGGTAACAGGTACATCAAGGGCGCATTCATCGCCAAGTACAACGGCCGTCAAACCGTACTGAAGCGCGTCGGCAACGCCCGACTGCCGCTGGAAGCGCAGCGCGCAGACATATCCGACCAGGCCGTCGTGTACGTCGAAGACAACCTGATCGGAACGGCTGAATTCGACCTGATGTTTTTCAAAATCTTCGAGCATGAATTGAAATGGCGCACAACGACGACATTCCGACGCTGAGTCTTGACAACATGCAGGCCGCTATCACTGAGGCAGTGAAGGCGCAGTTCCCGGCATTCAAAACCGTGGAGTTCGACCGCGACGACGAAGACGAAAACTTCCCTTCGCCCGCGTGCCTGATGGAGTTCATCGAAGCCGAGCCGGCGCCAACAAACGATGGCGGGTCGGGGCAGTGGCCCGCGCATGCACGCTTCGACGCGCGCATCCTGTTGCCATCACGAAAGACTGCAAAGGCCGAAGTGAAGAAAGCCGCGATCGCGTTCGCGACGTGGATCAATTTAAAGCGGTTCCCCGGTATCTACGCGGACCCGTGCCAAGTCATCACATGCGAGCCCGACGAATTTTCGCCGCAGGTTGAGCGCTTCCGCATGTGGCGCGTGGAATTCGTCATTCCCGTGTTCTTTGGAAACAGCGTATGGAACGGTGACGGCACACCACTACCGACGAAAGTGTTTGTCGGCTTGGCGCCGAACGTGGGCGCCGAGTTCGTCGACGACTACGTCGAGGTTGTCGGGGGTGCGTCGTGAACGCTGGCGAGATTTATCGCCTGTTGGCGAACATGATAATGGTTGGCGTCGTCGATCAGCTGGACGAACAGAATGAGCGCATACGCGTTTCTGCCGACGGCATGCTGACCGACTGGATACCGTGGGGCGAGCAGCGCGCCGGGCCTCTCAAGCGCACATGGACGCCACCGGGCGAGGGAGAACAGGTTGTCGTGCTTTCGCCCTACGGCGACCCCGCGCAGGCCGTGGTGCTTTGCTCAATCAATCAGGACAAGTTCCCGGCACCAGCAAACAGCAAGACGACAGACCGAACCGTTTATTCGGACGGCACAGTCGTCGAGTACGACACCAGCACGACGACAATGAC